GCATGAGCTTCATCAATGATGACTACATCAATATCTTGCTCAATTACTTTAGCAATACGGCTGTCTGCACGTTTACCACCTTGAAAACTAGCAAAGATAACTTCAGCTACAGGTTCTTCTTCGGTGGTAAACAATGCATCAGCATTGTAAAATGCTACATCCTTTTCTTTTTGGCTGTCAATGAAATTCCAGCCTGCAAAGTCTACGTGATCTAAATCATTCTTCCATCCGTCTTTAATCTTAGGACGACCTGTAATAACTAAAATACGTTTAGCGGCAATATCTTTGCAGATTTTATAACTAGTAAAACTCTTACCAAAACGCATAACAGCGTCTAATAGATAATCAGTACCGCCATTGTTGAAATAATCAACTGCTTTATTAATTGCTTCTTGTTGAAACTTGTGCGGAGCATAAGTACCAGTTTTACTTACACCATATAGTACACCATTTACTTTACGAGTAAGTTCGTCGGCTGAGATTTTATAAACGTCTGCTAGTATTCTATAATTCTTAAGGTCAGTCTTTTCGTTAGCAATATAATCATCTAACTTAGCATGGGGATAATTTTTGCCTACGGATTGAGCATATTCGGTTGCGTCAATGATCCAATGCACAATAATATCGCCGGCATCGTAAATATATTTTTGACGACTAAGTTGACTACGAATATAGGCCTTGGTATCTTTGTCTATTTCAACTTTAGTTGGACTACCTGCAATAGTATGGTCACCAAATTTTGGTTCTCCTGGGCTACGTTTATCCTCCCAGAGATATAGGATAGTGCGAACTTTGGTTTCTGCAATAGGGTTAGATTTTTTAGTCATACTAGTATTATACATTATTGAGAATTTTGGGTCAACCGCTTAGAATTTAAGCTCAAAAACAGTGAGTTCTTCGTCGCCACGCAGATATAGACGCTTATTGCCATGTTCGGTATCCCATGCCCAAGCCTGCGACACTAATTTATTTTGATACATTAGGCCACATGCCCACTCACGTTCCATTGCTGGTCCAAATGTCGCACGACACCATTCACGCCATTCTTGAAATTGCAAGCGACTTGTGGTATATAACCATGTGGTATCACCTCGGCGATAGACTGGACTGACGATATATTTGAAATATCCGTGCCCGTTAAATCTTTTGTCTACTCGCTGAATTTCGTAATCTTTCATGGTATAGCTATTATACTATTTTGGGAATTTTGAGCCAACCCTGTGATTCAATGTTGTCTAAATACGACACTAGATCATTCCCGTGTAGTGTAAGCATCATAGCCTCTTCTTCTTCGAATACTATAATTTTTTGACGTTTAAGCAAGTAGTACATGCCTTTAAACTGACGTTCTAGCAATAGTAGTTGATGGTTATTGAGTTCTTCAGCAAGTGCAAAGTCGTAGCTGGTAAGTTTAAGTACAGCCTTAACTAATTGTAAGCCAGCAAGACTTAGTCTAAGACTATCAGGATCTGTGGGATTCTTCCACCAACGACGTTGCATGTCGGTTGTTACACCTATAGGTAGGCCAGCTTGTTCAATAAAAATTTTTGTTAGCTGACGCTGGGTGTAACGCTTATGGGAAAATTCGGTCGCCGGCACGTAAAAGTACAACGCTAAATTTATCAGTGCGGAACAGAGTGTTTAGTTTCTTACACAGATTGATAGCGTGTCCGCTATTTGAGAAGGATACCTTTTTGTACTTCGGTCCTGGGTACGACACTAAAATATTGTGTGTCTTGAGATTGATAGGTTGATTGTCATAGAAGACCGCCCAGATACCTTCAGAGGCCAGAACTTGCTCACTCTTATAAGTTGTTTTATTTACATGGTCCAACAACACCGTTGGTTTTGGTCTAGACATTTTTAACTATCCTTGATATACTTTTTATTTATCTTCTTAAAGTACGCATATTATTTAAAACCGCCACCATCCATGCTTACGCTAATAACGCTACCTTCTTGGTTGTTGGCCTTGCTTAATTCGGCAATTACGGCCATCAAATCGTAAATTTCGGCATGTAAATTGCGAGCTTCTTGTGGATTTAGTGTAAGCAATTTACCGTTGGTTTGATTCATTGCCCTAACTCTATCATTAAACATTCGAATGTGAAAAGTAAGATTATTGTCCATTTGCTTCTTTCATTGCTTCAATCATACGTTCTTGTGTCTTAAACGGGCCTTCGTATTCGTAGCGATTGAGGGTGATTAGTTTTGGACAGTACGCACGAACCCACGTACTGCTAAATTTAATAATGTAGTAACCGGCACAGAAAAAGCTCTTAGACTTAGAACCTTTTGTATAGATAGGCAAGTAACGCTGAACATCAAGTACTTCGTTATTAGGGTGACTGTTAGTAGGAAAGCCATAGACGTCGTAGACATCTTGTTTTTCTTTCTTGGGCTTTTCTGCTTTTGCAAACTCGATATTATATTGTTTGCTTAATAATTTAATCGATGGAAATGACTCACGTTGGTTGTCGTGTACATAAACAACACCTCCTTCGTCGACAGCCATAATGTTACCGACTTTAGTACCAGCAGACTCTACGATCCACATCTTATTCTTTACAACGGGTTTAGCGATTAGTTCGGTCATAATACAATGATTCCTATAATTAAAATATATGTCAAGTAATGCAGGCCCTGGTCGGCTCCTAACCATAACCAGAAGCGTCTATCCGCTGGAGTTAGTCCGCGGCTTAAATTTGTTTTTGCCCAGTCGACATGATAGTGTATAACGCTATCCATCATTGCTAGTAGTATTGCAGTATACGGATTAGTAAACCATACAAGCACAAGGAATGTACCAATGCCATGTACGCCAGCATGGTCACGTCCGCCAGGAGCACCATATGTACCTTTGTCCTTGAGCATAAAGTTAAACTGTAACACAAAGTCTGCTATAAAGTGTTTAACGCCAAACACGGCAAGTAGTAGGACAATAGTAGTCATTCTTTACGCTTTTCTGCACGAATGCGACGGCAAGCATCTTTAACTTCTACAGGATAGTCTGGACTAATCTCGGCTATACTACAGTCATACTTCTTTAGTCCGTGCATAGGTTGGTCTAACATTAATATGCTAAACACAATAATGATAAGCACTAGGCCAAGAAGTAATTCTCTTTTTCTCATTTTCTTGCAAACAAATAGTTAATAAAAATAATTAAAATATCAATAGCACAACCGGCCCAATCGCCTTTGCTAAAGTCTATTACTAAAGCAAAGCTCAGCCAGCCTATCATGAACCAAGTAATTGCTTGATAATTACGATTGTACCACGCTATAAATTTATTCATATTTGTTCCTTATTTTGCCGCCGGACGACGGCGTTCATAATCAGTGCGTTGTAATTCTGCCCACACACGATTTTTACTCTCTTGGCGAGCCTTGCGCCAGTCCATTATACCAGCTATAAACATAGCACCAAAGAATCCCAAGCCTAAGCCTATAGATAAAAACAATGCAATTTGAGCTAATACAATCATTTTTCTGGATAACTTGCTTCTAAAAAGCGAACAAAGCTGTCTGCTTGATCTGACATCTTAACCAAATCATACTTGCCACAGAACTTTAAAAACTGAGCACCAATCATAGGGCGACTTAGCGGAACACTACCGCCAGCAATAGTTTCTGCAATCTTAACTTTAATATCATCTGGTTGTGCAGTTAAGTCTACTAATGTTACGTTACGATTATAATCGTCTAGTACACGATGTTCTACATCATTATGATCAGTCCAGCGTTGTAGCATTAAATTATTCCACGCAAAGCCTTTCGAATCTTTGTCGGCAAATGCTTCTTGGAGCCCAACTTTATTTTTACTTCCCACCTTGCGGACCCCGGGATAAGCCGAAAAGACATTGTCGGTTGGGTCTCCCCGCATACACTTTTCGAAAAGAATCCACTTAGGATCCGGAATGACTTTTGCTTCCTTAGTCTTTTTATCGATGACTGCTTTACCTTTTTTGTCGAAAATACCTTGTATAGTATGGAGCTCATCTGCAATTCCGTTATATTGATTTACATTGTCTGCTAGTAATTGATGGAAGTCGGTATCGCTTGATACAATGGTGTGATGATCCAACGGATGACTCTGTATCCATCCTGCAATTAAATCATCTGCTTCTAGCTCTCCGTGTTGTAATACTGTGCAGTTAGTTTTGTTGGCTAGAAACTCTTTAAGGGCGTCAAATGTTTCCCAAAATAATCGATCTTCTTCTTGTTCTTTTTCTGTCAGCGCAGCACGGGCAACAGCACGATTAGCTTTATAAGGAGCATAACAGTCTTTGCGCCAACTACGGCCTTCTAAACAGAAAATAACATGATCTGCTTTTTGATCACGCCAACATTTATTAACGCTAGCCAAAGTTACATGGATAGCAAAACCTAGCTTATCCCATGTGTCTGCTTGACGATGGGCCGAGTGCCTAGCACGGAAAAAGGTATTAGCGGTGTCAACAATTAGATATCTCATGTAGTTATAATAGCATATTATTCATTAAGTGTCAACTGCATTAAATCCGAAATGGCCCGTTGCGTTTGGCTACCCCAATGGCTCCCATCTCTAGCGTTATCTGCAAGCCCCACGGTACCAAAACTTCGAAATTTAGCAATAATATCATTGACTGTGTATTGTATTACCCGAAATCCAAAAACTTTTGACAGCAATTCTACTGTACAACGATTTCGGTTAAGTCGTTGTTCGCTCATTTCATCTGTTAGTGCCCAGGTGTATTCTACTCTATTAGTCATTGGTAATACTGTTTTTACATGATGACGGGCCTGTAGATCTTTTGGAGATGTACCTTCGTTGAATACTACATACGTTTCAAATCTTGCATTTGTTGGCCATAGTATAAAGGCTGTTTGTATATCGTACAAACCTGAAATATTTGTTAGTATTCTGGCTACTGTGTCTGTAGTGCCGGATCCTAATCCTAGATTTAACATTGGATAATTGGTAATATGACTAGGCCAACAGTCGGTGACAGGTAATCCAATTCCCTCTGTAAAACTACAACCCAATGCTACGTTTACCTTTTGTCCTAATAAACTTTCGAGCTCGTGTGTTCTAAATCCGTGTTGATTATACTCATAAGAAATATCAACCCCGGCCCAAGCACCAGCATCGGGATTCTTTTTTAATGCTTCAGGTTGATCCGTGCCAGACCATGACATTGTTACTCCCTTGGGGTGCCAACTGTAGGGCATTACACCTGTTTGCCAGTGATTCATTTTAATGCTTGCGGAATGTATTCGTCAAAAAGTAAATTAGCCCAGGCTTCGTGTCCTGCTGGACCATAGTGATGACTACCTGGTGCAACCGTTTGGTAGTTGCGAGCCTTTAACCAGTGATAGTAGGTTAGTTCATCTTTGTATGGTTCTACATACGAACCTGACCAATCTAGCATTTCAGAATCCGGTAACAAGTAATGCAAATTTTTAAAGTTCTGGAAGCTACTGAATGTATTAAAGAATAAATGCGGAATGCCTAGCTCTTGTAATTTTAAATGTAAGTTGCGTATATCTCTATGAATATAAATTGCTTTATGATTCATTACGTCGGGTACTAATTGCTGTGTTACCCAGTACTTGTATTTTTCAACTAGCTCAGGTGTAGGCAACTCTGCGTAACCTGATCCGGTAATTTGATAGTATTTGCCTTCGTGTAACCACTCTTCTCGTTCCCACGTGGCCCATCCGATAACAACAAAGTCTGGACGATTGTTTTCTAAGTATTCGTATGTAGTGCGAAGTATACGAGCATTGCTACTACCAGACTCGGCATCACATAAAAATTCGTAGCCCATTTTGTTAGCAAGTAATTGTCCGTAACTGCGCTTAATGCACTCTGGATGTGCTTTTGATCCTTCTGGGGTTCCTGCAAGTGCCCAATACTGACTGTCGTCTTCTTTGAATACTACTAACTTGCCATTAAAGTTGTGTGCAAGTTCTGCGCCAGCGGTGTGACTATCTCCGTTAGCGTATAGGATCATGAAACTTCAGTCTTTCCGCCACCTAGGTCAACACGATTGATTACACGAGGACGTTCGCCGTAGGGTTGATTAGCTTCCCACTGTTCAAAGTTTTCTGCTACAACATTTCGACATACGTCTTGGAACCATTGATCTACCATGTCGCTATCAGTCTTGCCTTTATAGCCAGCACGTACCAAGTTAGTAATAAACTTTTCGTTC